GAGCGTAGTTGCCAATGCAACATTTAATCTTGACCTCTCAGAGATGGTTGAAGAAGCGTTTGAGCGATGTGGCTCAGAGCTTCGTTCTGGTTATGATTTGCGTACAGCCCGTCGTTCTTTGAATCTATTGTTTGCCGATTGGGCAAACCGCGGTATCAACCTGTGGACGATTGAGCAGGGGCAGATCCCGTTAGTTCAAGGCACAAGTACATACGACCTACCACTAGATACTGTGGACTTGATTGAGCATGTTATTCGTACGAATCCTGGGGTGCAAAACACTCAGGCAGACCTGACAATCTCACGTATCTCGGTATCTACATACGCCACAATCCCCAACAAGTTGCAGCAAGCTCGCCCTATTCAAGTATGGATAAATCGTCAGTCTGGTGCTACGTACGGTGGTACAAGCAGTTCTACCCCACCAGCAGGCGTTGATGCCCCTAAGATTGTTGTATGGCCCACGCCAGATCAAGGCACGTCTCAAGACCCTTACTATACGTTTGTGTACTGGCGGCTGCGCAGAATCCATGATGCCGGCGACGGTGTTAATACGATGGACATCCCATTTCGTTTTTTGCCCTGTTTGATTGCCGGTCTGGCTTATTACTTGGCGTTAATGATTCCGGGTGCGGATGTACGTCTGCCGATCTTAAAACAGCAGTATGACGAGGCTTGGGAGTTTGCGGCTACGGAAGACAGAGACAAGTCGCCTGATCGCTTTGTGCCACGTCGGATGTACATTACCTAGAGACAGCCATGCCAAATACATTTGCATCTGGTAAACGGGCTATATCGCAGTGCGACCGCTGTAACTTTCGGTTTCAGTTAAAAGAGTTGCGCATTGAGATTATCAAAACCAGGCCATATCAGTTATACGTTTGCAAGGCGTGCTGGGATCCTGATCACCCACAGCTACAGTTGGGTATGTATCCTGTTGAAGACCCGCAAGCGCTACGTAATCCAAGACCGGATAATACGTACTATCAGGGTGGATATACGGGTTTGCAGTTGAATCAGAACGCAGGTAATACAGAGCAAGGTTTTGGTGATCCTACGGGCGGTAGTAGGGTGTTTCAGTGGGGTTGGGCACCAGTGGGTGGAGCAAGTAGTTTTGATACGGTTTTAACACCAAATTACTTGATTTCACAAGGGCAAGTAGGTAATGTAACGGTAACTGTAACTTAGGAGATAAACATGTTTAAAAAAGGCGCAGACGGTGTTACCAAAAAAGGTAAGACTAAAGGTACAAATTTAGGTGATTCTGGTCCATCAATTGGTGTTCAAAAGGGCGGTAAAGGTAAGATGGGTGGTGGTAAAACCAATGAACAGATGATGAAACTAGGTCGCAATATGGCTAAAGTAGCTAATCAAGGAATGATGCGCAAAAGTGCAGGAAGGGGTCGATAATGCCTAAGTACAGCATGAAACAAGATGGTAAAGAGGTCGGTCCGGCTTCTCTTTATGCAGAACCACACACTATGGACGGCAAAAAAGTAACTGTTGCTGGCGCTATTAAAGATACATCTGGCGCTAAAGTTATGGATGAGCTTGATATTTCTGTTGGTAATTTGAGCAAAAATCTTGGTAAAGGCGTAAAGACTTCTGGTATTGAGACTCGTGGTAACGGGGCTGCTACCAAAGGGCGTATTGCTAGAGGACCAATGGCTTGAATTACGTTCAGTTATACCAAGCCGTTCAGGACTATGCGGAGTCTAGCGAACAACTGTTCGTAGAGAATATATCTACTTTTGTCCGTCAAGCAGAAGAGCGGATATACAACACAGTCCAGATACCGTCGTTACGTAAAAACGTGACAGGTACGCTTACGGCTAGTAATAAGTACTTAAGTTGCCCAAATGACTACCTGTCTAGTTTTTCAATGGCAGTGATTAAAGCCGACGGAAGCTATGGCTACTTGCTTAACAAAGATGTTAACTTTATCCGTGAGGCGTACCCACAGCCTACAGATACAGGGTTGCCTAAGTATTATGCTTTGTTTGGGTCTCAGTACACAAATACCAACGAACTGTCTTTTATTCTAGGGCCTACCCCAGACGCTAGCTATAACGTTGAGCTTCACTACTATTACTACCCTACATCCATTGTGCAGGGCGCTATCACAGCAGGAACTATCACGGCAGGATCTGGATATATCAACAACTTGTACAGTAACGTGCCTATTACAGGTGGTTCTGGAACGGGTGCAACGGCTAATATCACGGTAGCGGGTAACGTAGTTACAAACGTACGCTTTAACAACCTTGGTAACTTTTATGTGGTTGGCGACGTTGTTTCAGCCTCTACAGCGAACCTTGGTGGTACTGGCTCTGGCTTTACCTTTACTATTACGGCGGTTGATAACACCCTTGGTACAAGCTGGCTTGGCGATAATTACGACCCCTGCTTGTTATATGGCTCATTACGTGAAGCTATTCTGTTCCAAAAAGGTGAGCAGGATATGGTCGCTTATTACGAAAAACAGTTCCAAGATGCTATGTCGCAACTCAATCGTCTTGGTACAGGTCTTGAGCGTGGTGATAGTTATAGGGATGGACAAGCAAAAATTAAGGTTAACCCATAATGCCTATTCAACAAGGTCAATGTACGGTATTTAAAAAGAACTGCTTAAGCGGGTTGGAGAACTTTGCTGCTGGCACTTCGTACGTATATAAGATAGCCCTGTATACGGCACTTGCTAATTTATCCTACGAAACCCTGATCTATACAACAACCAATGAAATAACGGGTACAGGATATACGGCTGGGGGCAATACGCTAACACCTATCGTTCCAGCCACTGATGAACAGGTAGCGTATATATCGTTTCAAAACACTACTTGGAACCCCGCTAGCTTTACTGCTAGAGGTGCCTTGATCTACAATAGCACTACGAATGCGGCAGTTGCGGTGTTAGATTTTGGTTCAGATAAAACAGCTACTAGTACGTTTACTGTAACTTTCCCAACGGCGAACGCAACAAACGCCATTATTAGATTTACATAAGGAGTATTTATGAGTTCCGAAATAACAAAATTTGGCGACATTACTGCGGCAACCGCTTGTTTTGGTGGTGGGGCTGCTGAGACTGTAGGCTTAGAAGGCGTATATGTGGCAGAGTGTTTTGATTCTGAGGGAAACCTTAAATGGAGCGACACTATCCCCAACCTTACTACCAACGTAGGTCGTAAGAACTTAATGGACTCTTACTTTGGCAACACAGGTGGGGGCGCTATTGTTATGGGTCTAGGCGGCGCTAACGGTTCGGGTACGTTTACCCCAGCTTATGCTGATACTCAAGCTAGTCATGCTGGCTGGTTTGAAGTTGGCGGTGCAAATGCCCCTACGTACTCTGGTACACGCAAGACCCCAAGTTTCTCAGCAGCTACAACCGCAAACCCTTCCGTTTTGGCAACAAGTGCCGCTGTCGTGTTTAGCATGACTAGTTCGGGTACTGTTTACGGTGCGTTCATTAACGTAGGTGGATCTACAGCGATTGATAACACCACAGGCACACTGTTTAGTATCGGTGCATTTACGGCTGGTTCTAAAACAGTTACTTCTGGAGACACTATCAACGTCACCTATACGCTGTCGGCTGCTGGCTAAGGAGCTTTAAATGGCTCTTCAGTTAAAAGATAGGGTACTAGAAACTGCCAATTCCCCTGGCACAGGAACAGTTACCCTTCTTGGCGCTTCGTTAGGATACCAATCCTTTAATACTGCTTTGACTAGCGGTAATACTACTTATTACACGATTGCGGATTTAGGCGGTAACAACTGGGAAGTTGGCATTGGTACATTTACTGCACCTGACCAGCTCACCCGTGACACGATTTTAGAGTCTAGTGGTGGTGGTTCTACGGTTAACTTTAGTTCTGGCACACAGAACGTATTTATTACTTACCCCGCTGAGAAGTCGGTAAACCTTGATGCGTCTAACAACGTATCTGCACTGGGCACAATTAGTTCGGGTACTTGGAACGCTACTACGATTGGTGCGGTTTACGGCGGTACGGGTATTTCTAGTTATGCAGTAGGCGATCTGTTGTTTGCAAATACCACAACTTCTTTGGATAGAATACCGGTTGGCACCAATGGTTATATCCTTACTTCAAACGGCACAGCCCCAACGTGGGCAGCAAACACAGCGGCAACCGCAGACGATGCGTACTTTTTATCTTTTATGATGGGCTAATATGGCAACTTATTCAAACAATTCCTATGCAGTAAAAGACGTCAGTACGTCTGGCTCAGTTGCTATCTCATCAATTGCTTCTGGTACTGTTGCGGTATCAAGCCTTATCCTAGCAAACACAGGGGCAAGTCCAATTACAGTTAGTGCCTACATTACTCGTAGTTCAGTGAACTACTACCTCGTCTATCAAGCTACTGTGCCTGTTGGTGGTTCTCTTGAGGTGATCCAAGGCAACCGTGTGGTGATGATTGCGTCTGATTCGTTGACTGTTGTTGCTGGCACTGCTACTTCTTGTGATGCGTTTATTTCTGCTTTGACTGCGACCTAATATGGCATACATCGGCAATACTGTTGAGAACCAAGGCTTTACCCCAGCTATTGATTACTTCAATGGTGACGGTGTTACTGTAACGTTTACTTTATCTCGCCCTATTGCTTCTGTAGCGCAGGTGATTGTTGCTATTGATAACGTCATTCAAAACCCAAGCTCATCTTTTACTGTAGTTGGCAACTCGATTACCTTCACAAGCGCTCCATTAGCTGGCACAAACAACATCTGGGTTGAGTACACAAGTCTCATTACGACTTATCAAGGCATATCCCAAGACCCAACCGTGATTGGTGACATCAGAGCTACTGGCGGTTACTTAGCCGAGGGTGACTTTGGTAACTCATTTATTGACGGCAATCTTATTGACTACGTTACAGGTGCTGGTCGTCTTACTGTGGGTGAACTAGATGACTTAGTTTTTTACCATGGAGGCACGTCTGCTCGCTCTGAGATGATGCGGTTGTCTTATGCTGGTAACTCTACTCTTGAAGGTAAATTAACTGCTACGGGTAATGGATCTTTCCAAGGGGTTTATATTGGTCGTGGCGCAGGCGCTGTATCTACTAATACAGTATTAGGTAGTGGTGCTTTAAATGCAAATACAAGCGGAGCTACTAATACTTCCATAGGGTTTCAATCATTAAGAGTAGCAACGGCAAATAACAATACTGCATTAGGTGCATATTCTGGTTATAGCCTTACAACTGGAACGGCTAATATACTTATTGGTAGAGAAGCTGGATATTTTTCAACAACTGGTGATAACAATACTGTTGTTGGCGATACTGCTTTTGCTTATGTAGCTACTTCTACAGGTTCTAACAACACCGCAATCGGTAAATCTGCACTACAAGCAAACACCACCGCATCTAATAACACAGCAGTAGGCTATCAGGCACTCTATACAAATACCACAGCAACAAACAATACTGCTTTAGGTTATCAGGCTGGAAAATTAGCAACGGGTGCTGGTAATACTCTAATTGGTGCTTTCGCTGGTGCTTCTATAAGCACAGGAACATTAAATACATTTATTGGTGTTAGTGCAAACGAAGCTTCTGGTTACTATGTAACAACAGGCTCAAAAAACACTATTCTTGGTGGCTACTCAGGCAATCAAGGCGGTCTAGACATCCGTACAGCAAGTAACTACATTGTGTTATCTGATGGTGATGGTAATCCTGAGCTAATCATGGGTGCTGGATACAACGGCTTTGTTAATCAACAGATCCTTACAAGTAATACCAAAGGTGGTACTGTAAACATATTAAGTAGGGCGCAAATATTTCCAACAGATAACACAGTTACTTCGGCAATTTTATTAGTTACGGCATCTGCTGGAGAAGGCACAGCGGGGGGTTATACAAGAAGCGATGTAATTTTTATAAGTAAACGGTTTGGTAATCAAATTTCAACTACAAACATTGGAACTTCTGATGGAATTAGTGCTACAAACTGGACATACGGATTTGACGGGTCAAACTTTAGAGTAACCCAAAACTGGAGCGCTAGTGGTTCTAGCTTAGGAACACGCTGGTCAATTTTAGTTGTTTCAGGCGCAAATTTAGGTTAAGGAATAAAAATGGCGTTTACAGATTATTTACTCGCTACATATCAAAACTGTCGCTTCAGGATTGAGAACGAAAACTACGAGTCGTTGACTTGGGAAGAGGGCAACCCATTGCCAAAGCCTTCATTAGAAGAATACGAGCAGAATAAAAACTATATAACCCCAGCATTTACACCAGAACAAATCGCTGCTCAGGAAGCTGCCGTTGCTGCTCTCCAATATAGAAGCCTAAGAGCCGCAGAATATCCCTCTTTTGCCGAACAGTTTGACTTGCTTTATCACGGCGGGTATGACGCATGGAAAGCCCAAATACAAGCTGTAAAAAATAAATACCCAAAGAGCTAAATAATGCCCATCTCCACAATAAACCAAAATGGCTTAAACGCTCCGCTGACGCTAACTGCGCCGGTGCTGGGAACTCCTGCTTCTATTAATTTGAGCAACGCAACTAGTTTAGGATTTGCGGCTTTGCCTACTGGCTCAGTATTACAGGTTGTAAGCGTAAACATTATTGGTGGGGGGTCAACTACTAGCACTTCTTTTGTAAATACCAATTTAACTGCCTCAATTACCCCATTAAAAACTACCAGCAAAATATTCGTTATTTTTAATCAATTTATGGGTATTCAAAACGGTGGTGGTCAATGCCGAATTGACTTTAATTTAAAACTAACTGGAACAGCAACTTCTGATTTGCTTGGATATTATTACTACGGTACTTTTGGAGCAACTCCCGGAGAACAGCAAACAGTAATTGGTGGTAGTTATTTATATTCAATCCCATCCGCAGGAACTTATACTTTTACAACACAGGTAAGAAAAGCCAATGGAAGCGCTGGCGAAACTGGAACAATTAATTATGGTAGTTACGCAGTTAGCTCTGGAAACACTATTACGTTAATGGAGATTGCAGCATGAATATTAATAACGCTATTTTTGCTCTTTACCAAAACGTAGTTCATATAAAAGATGATGGGTTTGCCTACGATGCGGATGACAACGTAGTTCAATATGACAAAGCAGCCGTAGAAGCCTATGTTGCAGCTAACGAGTACAAAACCAAAAGAATTGCAGAATATCCACCTGTTACAGACCAGCTAGATACAATTTTTCACGAGGGGTTAGATGTGTGGAAAGCCCAAATACAAGCTGTAAAAAATAAATATCCAAAAGACTAAGCATGCCAATAATCGGGAATCCAATCTATCAAAGTGCGTTTGTAGTCGACCAATTCAGCGGTAACGGCTCTACTGTCGCTTTTACAATGTCGGTGGCTCCTGCTGGGGTTACTAACGTTCTTGTATCGGTATCTGGCGTTCTTCAAGACCCATCTACTTATGGTGTTGTTGGCAATACGATTACATTCTCAGCTGCGCCTCCGAGCGGTACAGGTAACATCTCATGCCGTTATCTTGGTATCCCAGTAACAGGCGTAACAACCACAGCATACAGAACAGTAACAGAGTTCACAGCAACAGCTAGCCAGACAACATTCACACCACCAAGCTACACCGTAGGCTTCATTAACGTCTACCTCAACGGCGTATTACTGGGTTCAGCCGACTACACAGCAACAAACGGCACTACAGTAGTCCTAGCCACAGGCGCATCGGCGGGTAACTTATTAACGGTTGAGTCTTTCTTGGTTAGCTCGGTATTGAACGCCATACCAAATACGGCTGGGTCAATTCTTTTATCTGGCTCTGTTGTTACTGGTACATTGCCTGTGGCTAACGGGGGTACTGGGGTCACTACATCTACTGGTACGGGCGCTGGTGTTCATGCAACATCACCAACTTTAACAACCCCAATCGTATCAACCACTATGGGCGTGGGCGGTGCTACACCTGCTGCAAGCGGTGCTGGTATTACTTTTCCAGCTACTGTTTCCGCTTCTTCTGATGCTAATACATTAGATGATTATGAGGAAGGTAATTGGACACCTATTGCAACTTCAGGCTCGGGAAGTATTACAGCATATACATCTTCTGGTTTCTATACAAAAATTGGTAGAGTTGTTAACTTAACTTGCTCAGTTACAATTACAACCGCTGGCACAGCTGGTGGAAACTTAGATTTGGCTGGTGCGCCTTTTACTAACGGAAATGGTTTTCAAATCCCAGTTTTGTGTAAAGAACTTGATATTACTGGAAGCGGTAATTTTATGGCATTTCTATTAAATAGTAACACAATCGTTAGAATTCAGGCTATTGGCGGAACAGCACCAACTTGGGGTAATGGTTATAAATACGCATTTACTTTAACTTATATTGCAGCTTAATTAGCGTGGATTCGCTAGTCGGACAAAAGGAATAAAAATGGCATTAACAGAAATGGTAAGTATTGACAGAGTAGAAATTGCAAACGATTGGAACATCCAAGTTAGACAATGCACAACTATTGAACGAGATGGACAATTTGTATCACGCACATTCCATCGTTGGGTATTGACACCAGACCAAGACATATCAGACCAACCAAACAATGTACAAGCAATCTGCGCCGCAGCATGGACACCTGAAGTTCGCCAAGCATACGAAACATTTAAGGTTGAACAAGCCGCAAGGATGCCAGCATGACACAAGCAGCTAACCTAGGCGCTCTCGGTACTAACGCAGGTACGACTGGTATTTTGCCCGCCGCTGGTGGAGGCACTGCTGGTACAGCTGGCGTGACTGGGTTTAAAAATAGGCTGATTAATGGCAACATGGCTATCAACCAGCGTGGCGTAACTTCAGGAGTCACCTCTGGGTATTTTGTTGATCGTTGGCAATTAAGTGGTTGTAGCACATCTAGCGTATTAACATCTAGCCTGCCAACAGGATTTACTACTGGAATCAGCATCTCCGCAACTGGGGGTAATCCAATTGCAATTCAAAAAATTGAGTCAAAAAATTGTAGCGATTTAAGTGGACAAAGCGTAACACTTAGCTTTTATGCTCAAAATATTTCAAATGCAACTACCCTCTATGCCTCACTAGCGTATGCAAACTCGGCAGACAACTTTGGGGCTACCACAACTATCTCAGAGCAAAACCTAGGAACACTAACTGGTTCTTGGGTGCGATATAGTTACACATGGAGTAGTTTACCAAGTGGAGCGCTTAACGGGCTTGCTGTAAATATTCTTTGTGGCGGTACTAGCACATTTACTATGGGCATAACAGGTGTCCAGCTTGAGGTCGGCACAGCAGCCACGAATTTCGATGTGCGTTCTTATGGAACTGAATTAGGGCTTTGCCAAAGGTATTATGAGGTTTTGACATATAACGCTAACGGAGAACTTGCTTCTAGCTATCTTCTTACCAGTACATTTTATAAAAATTATTGGTATTTTAAAGTTAACAAACGAGCATCACCGACAATTACTCTAGTTTCAGGTTCATGGTCTAACCAAACACCTTCAGCAAATCCACAAATTGAAGCAGTTTTGTTTGTAAATTCTTCAGGATATTTTTATGCAGCTGGAACAAATGGGAATGTAGGTTTATCAGCATCTGCGGAGCTATAAAATGTATAAAAGACAAACTTTACAATTAATGCTAGACAACAGTTTGGTTGAGCCAAAAAGCATTATTCGTTTAGCTGACATGGCAACCATACCCTTCGACCCAGCCAACACCGACTACCAGCAATACCTAGCTTGGCTAGCAGAAGGTAACACACCACAGGAGGCAGACGATGCCGTTAACTAAAGTCCAAAGTGCGATGATTGGTGGTGGGTCGGGTACTGTTGCGTTTGCTCCATCCGTGCCTGTATACGAGAACACCCAAACGATTAGCACTAACTACACAATTACGACTGGCTCAAGCGCTATGTCTACAGGACCAATCACAATCGCAAGTGGCGTCAGCGTAACTATTCCAAACGGTTCTAGGTGGGTGATTCTATGAGTAATTTGACTATCCTTGGGGATACATCGGGTTCTGTTGTTCTGCAAGCCCCTGCGGTAGCGGGATCAAGTACGATTAATTTGCCTGCGGCAAGCGGAACAGCAATGGTTAGCGGTAATATGCCAGCGTTTAGTGCTTATGCAAGCGGTTCACAAACTTTATCCAGTTTAACATTAACAAAAATTCAGTTTAATACTGAAGAATTTGACACTAATTCAAACTATGATAATGCAACTAATTATCGTTTTACACCAACTGTTGCTGGATATTATCAAATAAGTATGACGTCTGGTGTTGCTACAACTGGAAGTTCGGTTGCAAACACCCAATTAACCTGCAACATATATAAAAATGGTTCTTCTTTTAAATTTGGTGGACAAACTCTTTTAAATAATACCTACGATATGCTATGCACAGTAAGTACACTTATTTATTTAAATGGCTCTACTGATTATGTTGAAGGATATTTAAGGCAAATTAGTGGTGGTTCTTTAGGTACTGCGGCTGGACAAACAGTTTGTTATTTTCAAGGTGTTTTAGTGAGGGCAGCATAATGACTTTATACGACAAAATCATGGCTCTATATCCTAGCCTTACACCACAGGATTTTTTGACTGTAATCACACTACAAAACGATTCAGACGGTAAAGGCGATTACATTGCTAAGTGGGAACATCCTACCCTACCCCGCCCAACAGATGAGCAACTAGCATGACAACAACTCTCAACGCCTCAACCTCGTCTGGTCTGGTAGTTACTCCAGATAACAGCGGCAACGTACTGCTTCAATATAACGGGCAAAGTGCGCCAGCGTTTAGTGCTTATAACAGTACAGGAACAAGTTTAACTGGTTCTACTAACACAAAAGTATTATTTCAAACTGAAGAATTTGATACCAATAACAATTTTGCTTCTTCTACTTTTACTCCTACTGTAGCTGGCTATTATCAAATAACAGCAAATGTTCAATGGGGAACTGCAACTGAATCACAATGCTATATTTACAAAAATGGTTCTAATTTTAAACAAGGAACTAATATTGCAACAAGTACTAAAGGATGTGCAGTTACGGCTTTAGTTTATATGAACGGAACTACAGATTATTTAGAAATTTATGTATATGTTGCTAGTACTTACACAACACAAACAGGTGCTACAACAACTTATTTCCAAGGCTGTCTTTTGAGGGGCGCATAATGGCTTTAATTCTAAGTGGCGATACTGGGGTTCCAGCTAGCGGCATGCCTACGGGGTCTGTGATTCAAGTGGTTAATGCTTCATACGGGACAAACGTTGCTGTTACAAATAGCAATTATGCAACTACAGGTCTTAGCGCCACTATTACACCAAAAGCAACTACTAGTAAAATTTTAATTTTAATAAATACACAACAGCAAGTAAGTACAGCTTACGGTTTTGGGTTAGCTATTTACCGTAACGGGTCTTCTGTATATGCCGATACAAACTTATATGATTCTGGTTACTTAGGCACTTTGTCTGCCAGCTACCGCCCTAGTAGGTCAACATTACAGTATTTAGATTCTCCAGCTTCAATAAGCGCTTTAACTTACACCTTATATGCAGCTTCCTATACAGGCACAATCAATTTTAATAATGATGGCGCTAAGTCAATGATTACCCTGATGGAAATCCAAGCCTAAATGTTCGGAATCTCAGCCTTTGCTCAATCACCCTTTGCTTCATTGGGGGGTACAGCCTTTCCGGTTGACTTAGCTGAGAGCTTTACTTTATCTGACGTTTACGCAGCGCAAGTTGCTTTTGAAGGTTTGTACGATGAGTCCTTTGCCCTAGCCGATTCTGACGGCGGTGCTACAACCTTTGACTTCTTTGTTACCAATTCAGAGAACTACTCTTTAGACGACCAATCTGCTGGTGTTGCTGACTTACTAGTTGCTCAAGCCGACTCCTTTACTTTTTCGGACGTTTACGATGGACCTGTGGACTTTGCTGGCACTAATGCCGAAACCCTAACCCTGACTGATGAATATGCAGGTACAGGTAACTTCCCACAAGATAATGCCGACACCGTTACGTTTACCGATGTTTATGGTGGCAGTGCAACATTTAACCCGTCAGTTGAAGACCTAATTACCTACACCGATGCCTATACGGGCTTAATTGATATTGTTGTAGTCAATAATGAGGCGTTTACCTTGTCCGACACTTTTGCTGGTCAGGTTGATTTTGCCCCGTTAATACAAGAGCTAATGACCATTACGGAGTCGCATATTGCCCGTGGTTGGTTTAGAATTGACGATGACCAGACTGTGACTTGGCAAGCTATAAATAATACACAAAGCGTTACTTGGCAGAACATCGGGAATAATCAAGATCCTAATTGGGTGGTAATTAATAACACGCAGGAATAAAGAGTAAGGACTTAATATGGCATCTACCTTTTCACCTTCATTACGCATCGAGCTAATCGGTGACGGCGACCAGTCTGGTATCTGGGGTCAAACGACCAACACCAACCTAGGAACCCTTATAGAACAAGCCATTGCAGGCGTTGTAACGATTACCATGGTCGACGCTAACTACACGATGACTAACTTTAACGGGGTGTCAGACGAGGCTCGTAATCAAGTTATTGTGTTATCAGGCACAAACACCGCCCAGCGTAACCTAATCGCCCCCTTGGTAGAAAAGACTTACACCATCAGAAACAGCACGTCTGGCGGTTTTGCGGTGCAGATTATCGGCTCTTCTGGTACTGGCGTGGTTATTCCAAACGGCGTTACTACCACAGTCTACTGCGACGGAACTAATTTTTTCACGGCTTTATCAGGGACAGTAGGTAACTTTACAGTTAACGGCAACCTTGGGGTTACTGGTACAACAGCTTTAACAGGCGCTTTGACTGGCACAACAGCAGCATTTTCAGGGGCTATATCCTCGGTTTCGCCTGCCTTTACAGGAACCCCCACAGCGCCGACTGCTGCCCCCGCTACTAATACAACTCAGATAGCGACTACTGCTTTTGTGACTGCCGCAACAGGCACTCTTGGCACAATGTCTACCCAAAACGCCAATGCCGTAGCTATTACGGGCGGTACGATTACAGGCATTACAGATTTAACTGTGGCTGATGGCGGCACAGGAGCTTCTACATTTACTGCAAATAGCGTTGTTTTAGGTAACGGCACTTCTGCTTTAAACGCTAACATGGTAGCGCCAAGCACAGCAGGTAAAGTATTAGTTTCAAACGGCACAACATGGGTCTCAGCTACCATAGCTTCGTCTGGAATTAAATTAGGTTTGGCTATTACGGGTGAGGTTTGGAATGATGTAACAGGCTCCAGATCGTTTAACACCTCTTATACAAACTCAAATGCTTACCCAATAGCAGTGTCTGCTAGAACAACTTGTTCGGGTGGTTCGGCAATTGCTTTTATTGTTAACGGTGTCACTATTTCTAACTTTAACTGGCAATTTAACGGTTGCGGATCGTTTGGTGGTGGTTTTGTAATTGTGCCTCCAGGACAGACATATCAGCTAAACAGTGGACAGGGCTTAGATTTTTGGCGTGAGCTTTATTAAGGATAAATGATGAAACACTATAAAGACGCAAACAATAAACTATTTGGTATTGCCGATGGTCAGCCAGTACCCGCTGGGTTAACAGAGATTACTAAAGTTGAAGCCGACCGTATTGGCAAATTAAACTACGAAAAGTTTAGAGAAGAAGAACTTGCCAAGATGGACTACGTGCGCCAACGCTTGACTGCATATCCTGAACTAGGCGAGTTTGTTGATGCTTGGGTTAAGAACGACCAAGCGGCTTTGGAAGAATATCGCCGTAAGTGTTTATCAGTAAAGAGTAAATACCCCAAACCCCCTGGCTTTTAAAGGTGCAAATAGTGATATATGTCAGACGAACTGGGGTTATCGGCTGGTGCCAAGGGGATCAGCGAGGGGCTTAAGACTGGGCGTGAGGCTGGGCGGGAGATTGGTAAGAACATCGAGGATGTTCAGAAGGAAGCGGTAGATGTAGCGAAGGAACGGGCAAATGCCAAGATTCGTGAGCGCAGAGAAGCAGAGTTTAGAAAAGAGCGGGCGATATTTAAAGCCCTTGAGGAATACAAACACCGTAAGAAGATTACGGACGAAGAATACAAGTTACGGATTGACTTTATTAAGCAGTACGGCACTAAGGAGTGGCAGAAGCTAATAGACATCAAAACGGAGATTGAAAAGCTAGAGAAGGAAGACCGCAAGTATTTTGATGCGGAGTTGTCAAAGGTTAAATGGGTGCAGTTTTGGTGTTTTTTAGCAGCAGGTTGGATAGCTTATTTTATTGTATGGGGCGGTAAAAAGTGATAAAAAAACCAGACGATGCACTATCTAAATTACTGGCGTACGTGGACTCACCGTTTAAGTTATTTGCAGTTATTTTGATGGCGGCTTTAGCATTTGGCGGTTGGGTATTTTATGAAAACCAAGAGTTAATTG